GTCCTAAATCTGTTTCCTCTAACAGCACTCTATCTCCTTCACATAGGTGTAAATTACCGTCTCTGTGCAGTAGTCTTGCTTCAGTGAATAATTGGATAAAGCTATCAGAAGAATACCTGTAGATATTCTCAGATAAAGGCAGGTTATGTCTTAGGTGGTAGCCTAATCCAGGTGTTGTTTCAACCAGTAGGTTAAGTAGTTTGATCATAAAAAATCCTTTTTAAAGAATCGACCTGATATGTTATCGTTAAAGTAGGTTGATCCTGGTTCAATAACTCCTTTCATATATAGGTACTTATCTTCGTAGTAAGTAAGTTGCTTCTTAGAAGATACAAAGATAAGGATTTCTCTTGAGAATTCCGACTGTTTTTTATCTTTTATCATCTGTTTTATTTCCGGATGTGATCCGTAATATGTCTTCCAGTCAGTCTCTTTTGTGACTGTCTTTTTCTTAGATGCTCTTTTATCAGTTAGAAGTGCTAGTTCTCTTTTTCCTAGTGCTTTTCTCTGTACTGATATTAATTGTTTTCTTCCTAAGTACTTTCTACCTGTCGGTATATGAGTTACTTCGTAGATAAATCCGAAAGTATTTTCCGGCATATCTGTTAATTCCTTTACTTCTTGTTCTTTATATAACCACATATTTTTTATTTTTATTGATCCAAGTTAATTACTTGACCTCTCCATTCCAACGTATCTCCTTTTCTTGTAAAATCAGCTACTCTTTCCGTTAACATAGTATTGTCTAGGTTTGAAATATTAGCATCTAGTATAGCGTACATACCGCCTTCACTGCTTATTACAGATAGTGCTACATCTCCTACTACTTCTAAAGCGGCAATTTCAATTTCTTTTAATTTCATTTTCTAGTTATTATAGTTTTATTATTAAATTGATAGTAGTGTTCCTGTACTACTAAATTTAGCGATTCTATTAACTGTTTTAGTTACCGAAGTATCTGCAGCAATAGTAAAGAGTCCTCCGTATAACACATTACCGTTAGAATCTATAGCGTGAGCATATATTTCACCGTTAAAATCAGGGGTATAGTTTATATCTATATTATACCTTTGTAATCCAAAAAACATCTTTACTGATACGTTTATGTCTTCTCCATCATAATTACCAAACCGTCCTGATACTAGTAGTTGGTTGTCTCCAAATGTATCTAGTCTAAATACATCACTATTAAGTCCTGTTCCAAATACGTTGTAAACTGTACCATCTGTGTTGAATGCTACTATATTAGTATAGGGAGTTCCTGAGGTTTCTTTAAAGTCTCCTCCTGCTACTACTCTATAGTCTGAAGTGGTCGTAATAGCGTTTACGATAGGAGTGTAAGCGTATCCTCGTGCGGCTAGATTGTAGTTGCGAAGTATGTTACCGTTATCTTGTAATTTAACTAATCCTTTTGCAGTTGATGACTTATACTGAAGGAAGTAGCCGCCTACGTATATTTCATTATCAGTTCCTATATGAATTGCCATCACGCTGTTATTAAATCCTGATCCTATACTAAAAGATGGACTTTTAACTCCAGTATCCATGTGTATAGCTCCAATATACCCAGCAGGAGATCCGTTAAGGGATGTAAAGTTTCCTCCAATATATAAGTATTCCCCTCTGAATGCTATTGTTTCTACGGTACTGTTACATCCTGTTAAAGTAGTATTAAGTGTCCCTTCTGGGTTAAGTATGCAGATGCGGTTTACTACTGTACCATTGTACCAGATAAAGTCTCCTCCTATTGCAATGCGTCCGTCTGGTAGTATGTATATACTCCGTACATCGCCGAGTGGTCCTGTACCGGAAGCATTAAAACTGGTATCTAATGTACCGTCTGGGAATAATCTTACTAGGTTAGGAGTTGTAAGGGTTGCTCCTCTATATGTGTCAAAGGTGCCTCCTACTAGAATTTTTCCGTCTGATTGAATTTTTATATCATAAACTGGCCAATCGAATCCATAAATACCTACTTTCCAATTAGATTTAGGTACTAGTTGACTATTTGTAAAACCACTTAGGTAGAGGTTATCCAAGTGATACTTTTCTACTGCTTGGGACTTTGTCATACATTGATTAGAGGCTGTATGGGACTGTCCCGTCTGAAGGGTGAATCCTCCTGTTTGAGCATCAGTAAAACTTACCATCTGGTTATCTGCTAAATCTCCCCAAGCCATTACAATCTACTTTTTAGTAGTTCAACCTCCTTTTCTAACTCCCTAACCTTAGCTACTAGTATCTCAGTATAATTCACTGTTAAGAATTCTCCATCTGTTCCTACTTGGTCTGGGTATTTTTGTTGTTGTTCCTGTGCTATATACCCTATATGCTCCTTGTCATCTCTTCCATCCAGCCACTTATAGTAAGCTACATCTCCATCTCTTCTAGTGATTGATTTTAATCTCCTATCTGAGCTGTTAAAGAATCCTGCTGCTGTTACACTCCCTTGTACCGTTAGTGCATGAGTTCCTGCATTAAATCTAAATCCTGTTGTCGATACATCGAAGTATGGATATGTTTGGTAAGGATCGCTCGGGTTTCCTAGTAGTACGTAGTAGTCTCCTGTTGATGTAGATTGTAATGAGTATGAATTTCCTCCTGGTCCTGTTAGTCCTTGTATTCCTTGTAATCCTTGAATACCATTTCCTTGAATACCCTGTATACCTTGAATACCTTGAACACTTATACCCTGTATTCCTTGTAATCCTTGAATACCATTTCCTTGAATACCCTGTATACCTTGAACACTTATACCCTGTATACCCTGTATTCCTTGTAATCCTTGAATACCATTTCCTTGAATTCCTTGAATACCTTGTATACCTTGAACGCTTATTCCTTGGATACCTTGTACTCCTTGAATACCTGCAGCTCCACTTAGGTCATTAATATAGCTATATGCAAACCCATCCCAAAGATATATTTTAGAGTTATCTACATCGTTTGCTGATACTGTTGTTATTATTGCAAATTGACCTGGTTCAATATCTACCGGTGCTGTATCTGCCTGTAAAGCAGCTACACTTGCATACACCTTGGCAATGATAAACCCTAATCCTGTATCTCCTACAACTCCTTGTATTCCTTGGATACCTTGCAATCCTTGGATACCTTGCAATCCCTGTAGTCCTTGGATACCTTGGATACCTTGAATACCCTGAGTTCCTTGGATACCCTGTGTACCTTGTGTACTCTGTATTCCTTGAATCCCTTGCAATCCTTGAAGTCCCTGTAGTCCTTGAGTTCCTTGAATTCCTTGAGTTCCCTGAGGTCCTTGAATACCTTGTAATCCCTGTAGTCCTTGAACTCCTTGAACTCCTTGAGTACCTTGAACTCCCTGTGTTCCCTGAGTGCCTTGAGGTCCTTGCAATCCTTGAATTCCTTGTATCCCTTGGGTACCTTGAGGTCCTTGTACTCCTTGTATACCTTGTACTCCTTCGTCTCCTTCTACTCCTTGAAGTCCTTGAAGTCCTTGAATTCCTCTAGTACCTTGCATACCTTGGATTCCCTGTGCTCCAGTAAATCCTTGAATACCCTGTGTACCTTGTAGTTGCAAATCTGTTCTAAACCTAATGTTACCACTTCCGTCTGCTACTAGTATTTTAGTCTCAGTAGTACCTTGTGGTAGTGAGGATAGTCTTAGTACTGATCCTGTTACTTGGCCTATTACCTGTAAGTTCCCTGTAATTCCTACATCACTTGTTCTTGTGATTCTTCCACCTAGGGAAGCTGTCCAATAAGAAGATCCTTGAGGTATGTCTATATTAACTGGATTTATTGCTGGTGCAAATTGACTTCCTGTATAGTATAGAGATAGTGTATTACCTGATATAGATGCTGAATAGAAAAGAGATGAGAAATTCTCATCTGCTTCTATATAGGTTAATTTGGATCCTTTGTCGGTTCTTAATAATATTGCCATGTAGTACTTTTTATATAAATAGTAAAGAAGTTGTTACGTAGTTTTTACCTACGCATCAACTCATCTATTTGCTTTTGTTGTTCTTTTATTGCTTCAATAAGTACTGCTACTATATTACCGTAAGATACTCCTAACATACCGTCTTCTTGTTCGTGAACTACTTGTGGAAGTACCTCTTGAATTTCTTGAGCAATTACTCCTATCTTTTGAGACTTGTCTTCGTTATCCGTTCTGTTATAGGTAACTCCTCTTAGTGCTTTTACTTTATCTAAAGCATTTTCGATAGTGCTTATATTTTCCTTTACTCTCTCATCTGAGTATGCTACTATGTCGGCTGCTGCTGTTATAGTTCCTCCACTAGCTAAAGTAATATTTGCTGCTCCTGTTCTGTTACCAGCATGTACCCTTACTCCTGCAGAGAATCTCATTGCGCAGTATCCATCATTTAAGTCAACTATATCTCCATCATCTGCTAATATAATACCCCCTCCTGCAGCGTTTCCTGTAGATACTGATATGTTACCTGAGAAGGTAGCTGTAGTACCCTGTAACCCTCCTGATAAGGATCCTCCAGTTAGAGGTAGTTTAGTTGAGTCTGATGTTATAAATCCACTATCATTGGTAAAGCTCGATAATGCTGTTGGTCTTCCTGATACATTAGTCCAAGCTACTGCTCCTGCACTTGCAGCATAGTTGACGCTCAGTCCTGATGTACCGTATGCTTCTATATCTATATTGTTGGTAGTTCCTAGTATTGCAGTTGGGTTACCGGTATTAACAATGCTATTTTCTATGTTAAAGTTAATATTAGTTCCATTTGCACGTTTAGGAAACGCCCTACCTGTTATGCTAATACCCCATGTACCGGAAGCACTACCTCCTGTTCTTGTTGGAACGTCCAGTACTTGTCGGAAATTAGCTGGTGTGTAATATCTCAAATATCCATCTCCCGAAGCATATACTCGATCAATTGCTGTTGTACCGTTATCTCCTGATGTAGTATTTATCCAACCTGCTTGAATATACCCATTACCGTCAGTTCTTACTATCTTATTAGCTTCGTTATTTCTATCCGTATGCACTGCTAATCCTCCTGCAGTAGTTGCGTTAGTTGCTGTAGTTGCATTACCTGATAATGCTCCTGAGAATGTAGGTGCTGTTACCGTACCTGGAAATGATGTATTACCACTACCATCTAATAATGTTGCGGTTCTCTGTAAGGACGTAAAGACTCCTGTATACTGTCTAACGTGTATAGGCTCTGTCCCATCATCTGCAGTTGCTATTTCAACATACCCTTCATTTGTAGCTGTACCACCTATTCTAATACGGAATTGGTCATTATCTGCCATGTTACCGTAAACTAAGTCCGCTGAAGTAGTTCCTGCTACTGTGTTAATGGTTTTAGTAGCTGTAGTAGCATTACCTGTTGTATTTTGATTAAATGTAGGCCAAGTCTGACCTGCTGCAAATGTAATTGCACCTGTCATTGTACCTCCTGCTAGAGGTAATTTAGTTGTGTCTGTACTACTATCGTCTCTCCAAGCTGGGTTACCACTTGCATCAGTTTTCCATACCTTGTCTGCAACAGCACCAGGTGCTGCTACGTATCCTGCTACGTTTTTACTGTTAGCATCCCAAGTATTTGTATCTACAACAGTTTCAGCTCCTGTAGTATATCCTGTTACGTGTCCGTAAATGTCAAATGTTAATCCGCTTACATATGTTCTGCTGGTTGCTGTTAGATTAGTAGCAGTTGATGTATCTGTATGACTAAATTCAGTACCTGTTAAAGTTAATCCTCCACCTGCTGTATAAGTTGTACCTGCATCATCTCTCCAAGCTGGATTACCTGATGCATCTGTCTTCCATACCTTACTTGCTTGTCCTGCTCCTGATGCTACATATCCTGCAGCTGTAGAGGAGTTAGCAACCCATGTATTTGTATCGGTAGATGTGATTGTAAAGTTAGGATAAGTACCTGTTATGCTAGTTGCTCCTGCTCCTGTAAGTGCTACTGTTTGATCAGGTGCTGTATTTGTAATAGATCCTCCTGCTAAACTTATTCCTGTACCTTGTAAGTAAGTTGTACCTTGAATACCTTGAAGTCCTTGTAGTCCTTGAGTTCCTTGAATTCCTTGAGTTCCCTGAGGTCCTTGAATACCTTGTAGTCCCTGTACTCCTTGAGTACCTTGAACTCCCTGTGTTCCCTGAGGTCCTTGTAGTCCTTGGATACCCTGCAATCCTTGGACACTTATTCCTTGAATTCCCTGAAGTCCTCTATCTCCTTGAAGTCCAGTTGTACCCTGAGCTCCTTCAGTACCTTGAGCACCTGTAGTTCCTTGTGTACCATCTGCACCTTGGATTCCCGTAGCTCCCTGTATACCTACTGTACCTTGGCTACCTACAGTTCCCTGGGAACCTGCAACTCCTTGTATTCCTGTAATTCCTTGAGTTCCTATCGTACCTTGAGTTCCCTGTATGCTTGCTCCTTGAACACCTTGTATACCTGCTGTACCACTTAGGTCATTAACGTATATGTACTGGCTTCCGTCCCATAGGTATAGTTTTGAGTTGTCTGCATCCTCTACATTACCTGTATCGATTAATGCAAACTCTCCTGGGAATATGTCTGATGGATTCGTATCTGCTTGTAGAGCTGCTACACTACTATATATCTTAGCTACTGTAAAGCCTAGTCCTGTATCTCCTTTCAGTCCTACTGTACCTTGAATACCTTGAATACCTAGAGATCCCTGTACTCCTTGCACTCCTTGTACTCCTTGAGATCCATCGGTTCCTTGAATTCCTTGAATTCCTTGAGATCCGTTAGTTCCTTGAGATCCTATTGTACCTTGATTACCTTGAATACCTTGAATTCCTTGAGATCCGTTAGTTCCTTGAATACCTTGAGTTCCTTGGTTACCTACTGTACCTTGGTTACCTTGTACTCCTTGATTACCTTGTAAGCCCTGTGCACCTGTAGATCCTTGTGTACCTTGGGTACCTACTCCTCCTATGCTTCCTGCTACTCCTTGAGTACCAGTTGCTCCTTGTGTACCATTTAATCCCTGTTCTCCTGTAAATCCTTGAATACCCTGTTCTCCAGTAACTCCTGTTGATCCCTGTGTTCCTGTTGCTCCTTGTGTACCTGTTCCTGTAAGTCCTTGCAGTCCTTGAATACCTTGTAGGTTTAAATCTGTTCTATACCTTACATTCCCTGAGTTGTCAGCTACTAGTATTTTAGTCTCAACTGTACCTACTGGAAGTGATGTTAGCTTTAATGTTGATCCAGAAACGGCCCCTATTATTCTAGTATTTCCTAGAATCTTTACTGCACTATTTCTGTAGATACTACCATCAAGATCCTCTGTCCAATATGATGATCCTTGGGGAATATCTATTGTTATAGGGTTTACACTTGGAGCGTATTGGCTACCTGTATAGTATAGAGATAATGTATTTCCGTCTATAGATGCGGAATAGAAAAGAGATGAGAAATTCTCATCTACTTCTATGTATGATAACTTAGATCCTTTGTCGGTTCTTAATAATATTGCCATGTGTGTTCTCTTTTATATAAACAGGTATTATTTATTACGATGGTATGTACATTATGTAGTAACATCCTAGACCTGGCTGGTAGTTACTGTGAGCTTGTCCTCCTCCTTGTGATGCTAGTGTAACAGTTGTTGTTGTTGTTGCAGTTGCGTCAGAGGTTTTTCCTATGGTTGGTGTACTATTTGTACCTACCAAAGAGTATCCTAAGTTACCACCTGTACTGTATCCTTGTGACATTGTATTGGTAGAGGTTAGGGTAGCAGATCCACCTGGAGCTGATATAAGGTGGGAGTGGGCACTTGTAACTGATGATGCAGAAGATCCTGCATGATCGTGGGCAGGCATCTGGTTTACTGTAAGTGTTACTGTGTTTGCTCCTGTTATTGTATTAAATGTATATGTAGGGTTTCCTCCACCTGGTGCTACTGCAGCTGACATGGTACCACCTTTCATACTTCCGTCTGTAACTCCTACACCTACTACTCCTCTTTTGTCTGGAGTTCCGTTGTTACCGTTACATAGGTATATTTTAGTCCAGGCTCCTGTTCCTGCTCCTGTAGAATCAAAAGCAGTTAATGATCCGTAGTACTCAACTACTGTATAAGGTACCATTTTTCTATAATGCAATGTATCATCTAATGCAAAAGCTGTTCCTGTCAAAGTAAGTCCTGCTCCTGCTGTATAAGTTGTGTTAGTATCTGTGGCACTAATAGTTCCTCCTGATATGGTAATATTACTTCCTGCTGAAATGGTTGTACCATTCGCAACTAAGATTTGTCCTGATGTTCCTCCTACTACCTTAAAAGCAGAACCTGTCACTGCTCCTGTTGCTGAAATGCTTCCTACAACACTCACATCACTACTTCTAGTAATACTTCCACCTAAACTTGCAGTCCACCTAGTTCCCTCCGATGTAGGAATAGCTATATTAACTGGGTTTGTTGTTGGTGCAAAAGAGCTTCCTGTATAGTATAACGAGAGAGTGTTTCCTGAGATGGATGCAGAGTAGAATAGCGATGAGAAATTCTCATCTGCTTCTTGGTACGTTAGCTCTACTGATTGGTCGGTTCTTAATTTTATTGCCATGTCTTATGTTTTATATATCAATCTTTACTACAAACGTCATGTCTGTATTTGCCGATTTAGGTACCGGCTGTCCCATTTTACCTACTGCTATTAATTCGTGAGCATCGTTATATAGTCCTACTGTTGTAATGTATGGTTGGAAGTCCGAACCTGTTACATTACTATTTAACTGTCCGTTGTTTACTTTTGCTGCACTATTATAAATATCACCTATATTATCGTAGGTTGTTTTGATAGATGCGCTAATTGCACTTGGATTGTATGTTAGATTAAATTCAGATTCTCTTAATTTACAGTGGTAGTTGTGTGTAAATATTGGCACTGTAGATTTAAACCATAATGTAATTGTTGCAAGATTTGCTATGTACCCTCTATATTTCTCTGAGGTGATTATTATCATTCCTTGATTGTAAATAATATCCCCTATATGAAAGGTAGTATATTCCATAGTTTGCGGATCTAATACTCTCTCAAACAGGTTACCTTCTCCGTCATCGTAAATATAGTCTCTATAGCTCTCTGCCAAATCATCGGTATATCCTACTTCCCATTCATCAAACCCTTCGTAAGTGTGTTGTATGTTAAATCCTGGATCTACTAAATCTGTATACCCTAGGTTCCAGTATCCTGCCTCTACATATAGGGATGGTTGTATGTCTAATACTACTGATTTAGGTTTAATAGCTACACCGTACAGTTCTCTTGGTACAGATATAATAGCAGATCCGGTAACTAGGTTTCTAGCTAACGGAAAGTCTAATGTAGTCTGGTATGAGGGGTCAAAAGAGTGTGAAGGGGAAATTCCACTATCCTTGGGTGGATAGTAGTTTTGCTGCATACTACTTAGGTAGGATCCTGTTGCTAGATTTACTGTAATTCCAGCTGCAGCTAATCCACTTCCCGATACTGCCCATTGTTTATGAGCAGTATAGGTAGTTATGTATGCATCTTGTTTGTTTAACTTTTTGTAAGCACCCATTCATTAATAGTCAAGTTTAATTCTTACTAATGCCTCTTTTGTAAAGTCCTTTAATAGTGGTCTTGATAATTTAGCAACTCCTAATAAGTCGTTATTATCGTTGTATAGTCCTACTGTTGTAATGTAGGATTGTGGAGTGTTTACCATAATAGTATGTCTCAATTCTCCTGATCCTGTGATATTAGATGGGTTAGTTGAGTAGTTGTATTCACTGTTTCTTACTCTAACGAATACGTAGTTCGATGTAACAGTCTCTTCTGAACGAAGTGTAAAACTTGCTCCAGCATCAATTGCATCAAATATTTTTCGATTATTTAATCCATCTGTTCCATTTGTTTCACTAAGGGTAATACCTGCTCCAAAAGTTGCATCTTTAATTGCATTTGCATTAAGGACAATTAGTCCTACGTCTGGTAAGAATTTACCAAAAGATCCTGAAGCATCTGTGAAGGTCTGAGAAACAGTAGCAGGAGTGCTTACTCCGTTTATTATCGATCCACTAACTATATCGTAGATTCTTCCTGAGTCTACGTAAGATAGTGTTGTTAATGTTGAACTGTTGTCAATTAACTCTAAAGTACGTCCTCCTGTTAACTTAATATCAAAGCTCCCTGGTAGCAACTTCTCTTTGTATCTTGATCTATTAACTGCAATGATGTAAACTGAGTTAGGTGTTTTTTCTCCAAATGTAAAGTTAGTATCTTCATCTCCATTTACCAGTGTTCTGTACTGTCCGTATACTACAGAAGAAGGAGTTTTAGATGGAATACCTGCTGTGAAGGGAACTGATCCACTTCCGTTTACGTTTCCAAATCCTACTGCAAATTGTACTTCTGATCCTACTGTTAAAGGATCGCTTTGGTATACATTGTAGTAGTAGTTTCCTGATGTGCTCCCTGCTTGTGAGCTTGTGAAGAATGTCGTTAAAGTACTTACTTGTCCTGTCCAAGCTGGTGCTACAACTGACTCTGCACTAATGGTAATATCCTCTTGGTCAAATCGTTTAAATGACATATGTTATGAATTTACTTTTATGATTGTTACTGGGATTGTTACTCTAGCTCCAGAATCTCTACCAATAATTGTAAGAGTGGTTTGAAGTGTTGCTGCGTCACCAAACAACGTATTTACTGTTGTTGCTGTAATATTGATTGATGTCCCTATTACTGTCTTAGAAACGTTAGTTCCTAGTGTAGTAGTTGAATTCAGTCTCTCTGCTTCAGCTGTATTAACTCCAACACCATTAAATGTGTTAACTGTTCTAGCATCTGCTAAAGTTGCTACATATCCTCCTGCCTCAAATGTTTGAGTAGATCCTAAGTAGTTAAGAGTTTGTGGTGTGATAGCTAATGAGGCTCCTTGCTTCAATCTGATTGCTGAATATCCTAAATCTAAAATAGGTAGCTTAGCTGTACCTCTTGGAAGAGTAGTTAGCTTGTACTTCATGATTTGAGTTTCATCAGGAAATGCTTCTAATAGTGGCATGTTCTCAATTGCTTCTCCGTAGTAAGCTGATCCAGATGCGTGTGCTGGATTGTACAAGGTGTAGTCAATTTCATCATCTGCTAATGCAAATTGTGTAATTTTAAAAGAACCATCTCCTTTTGCAAGAAGTTCTCTACCTTTTTTTGTTAAAATAGCATCAACAGTTACTACTGAATTACTTAAATATCCCATTTGAATATGTTTTTATTAATAAATATACGTTATTTTATTTTCATTTACTACTAAGTAGCTATGCTTCCTGTCATAGAGTATCCTAGTTCATCTAGTCGTAAAATTTCTCCTGAGGCTTCTATCCATACCTTACTCTCCCCTATAAACTCTATTCTGTTATTTTCAATCTGATATATCCTATTACTATCTGTTAACACTCTTGCTGTTACTGTAAAGGCATTAACAGTCTTAGTAGGGTTTGTCCCAAACATATACCTCTTTACTGTAACATTTGTTGTTCCTCCAGACCTACTTACTTGCTCTACCTTTACTATCTCATCTACATTATATAGGTATAGGTAGTCACCTACTTCTATAGGGTCTACTTCTGTAACTCCTGATATTACTGTAAAGTCAAAAAGTACTCTTGTTGCAGTTATTTGGGCTGATGCTTGGTATACTGCTGTTTTTGTTGGGTCGGCTGGGAATGTTACTATAGGTACTGATGTGTCTACTCCCTTTGCTGGAATGACAAAGAACTCCTCTACTACACGGGTACTTGTACTAGCTGTACTTATTGAAGTGTCTGTTAGACTTGCAGGGTAGTATGCTCCTGTAAACGATATTCCTGTAATAGTAGGATCTATTCCTCCGTAGGTGTCTGCAGTAGTCTTTGTTCCTTCGTATCTACCATTTTTCCATCCTGTATCGGAGTATAAACTATCTTGCACGCTAGCAGGTCCTGCTTGGCCAGTTAAGATGCTAACTATGTTAACAGGGTTTGTACCTGTTTCTTTAGTAGTCGCTCCTCTATCTGAATACACTATGTAGTTTGATTTCCTATCAGTAATAGTATTACCTATTAGTGGGTTGTACGTATTATAATTATACGCTCCTGTTGCAGTTATAGGCTCTATTACCACTCCTGTGTGATACTCTTCGGGATCCGATTGTGGTAGTAGTGTTATTACTGGTCTTTGCTCAGGTGTCAGTATACTATAACAGTAGTACGGCCCTACTACTCCTCGGTCTACGAGTCTTAAAGGAGCTGTTGATGGTTCTACATTTATATTGACAATACCTCCTGCTTGGGGAATATTTAAACTAATTAAAGTTGCTTCCTGTAGTTGTGGTAAATTGCCTTCTATTAAGATTGCAACGTCATCTATGGTAGTAACGCCTCCTACTGTATTATAGTTTACTATAATAGTAGTAGGGTCAGTTGGAAGTAGGTTACCTGTTAATGAGTATCTAAATTCTGAGTATGTCATGTTTTTATTTTGTTATGAGCAAGTAAACTGGTCTCCATACGCTTTAACAGTTCGTCCTGAAACTGCTGATACTGATAGTGAAAAGGTACCTCCAGGATTTAGTGTAAGAGATTTTGTGTTATAATTAGGATATATTGGATATCTTGAATTACCATCAGAGGCATGCCACTCAAGTGTCGTTGATATAGGTTGAGACCCGTTATATGTTATTGTACCAGTTGAATAATACCCACTACCAACCTCTGTCATTGGTATTTCATTTAGGTTAGAAGTGAAATCTGAAAGGACTGGACAGTATGGCGGTGGTGGCGGTGCTGTTACTGTCACTGTTTTACTAGCTTGACATCCTCCTATTACGTTATCTTTTACTAAAATAGTTACCTGCGTATCTGCTGCTTGAATAAATGTGTATGGTGATGTAATACCTGTTACTGTACTTCCCCAAGATGCTGTATAGGATGTATTCGTATTAGCTCCTGTTGTAAACCAGGTTGATATGTTTGTTGAAACATTTCTTTCTACTGTTGTAGGAGATTGCAATGCCACTAGGTCGCAATATGCTACTTGGTACTCCACTGCTACCTCACATTCTGCTATTCCTATCCTAGATCCTGTTACATTGTACTTAGCATAGTTTGTTGTTGGGAATGTGTACGAATACAAATCCCCTACTGGCATATTTGATGATGATGTAAATAGGGTACCTGTTCCTAAGCCTATTCCTGGTGTTTTTATATCTGCTATTATGTTATATTGTATGTAATTGCTTCTGGTGATTATTACCGGTAAAGTTACTTGTAAATCGAAAGGACAGATTGTGCTAGAAGGTGTGGATACCAATACTACATTCCTGTCAGTAGGTATTGGAGTTTGTATCTTAAATATATTATCCCTATTCCATTCTCCATCGCTCACTATAACTAAACTACCTGAGAATTCTCCGTTGTACTTAGGTTCCTCATGCATATGTGGATCTCTTGTACCTAATCCAAAAGGAGTTTGTATAGTATCAGTCCAAACTGTACTAAATTCTTGTGATCCAGATCTAAATGAACCTCCATGAGAACCTGTTATAAAGGCTGTATCAATTGATCCTGAGAATTCTGGCCTTGTTCCCTCTAGCTCTACTCCTTTTGCTTTATTTCTAGTAAGTACGTTAGGCTTAATTATAATACCTGTATCTGCATTTACTCTTGCTGGAATAAAATCCTTAACTGTTTTGAAGATTACGTTATCGAAGAACTTGATTAATCGAACGTAGTCTTGCAAGTTATACTTGTCTAATTGAACAGCAATATCTAATAGTAGTTTACCTAACCCAGCATAGTTGTCTGTGTATAGGT